ATGCGGAACACTTCTAGGGGGGGTCCTAGCCCCGATCTCGGTGTAGTGCCGTTGGTCGTCAAGCCCTTGACAGGAGCGGCGCGGGACTGCTAAAAAGGCGTCATGGGCATCAACAACCGACGCAAAGTTCTCAGACAGGCCGAATCACTCGTCAACGGTGACAGGGACGAACAGTACGGCGACCCCGTGACCGACTTCCAAGCGACAGCCGACATGTGGTCCGCGTACTTGGGACGTCGCTTCGGAGCCCCGATCAAACTGGAGCCGCACGACGTTGCCGCGATGATGATGTGCCTCAAGATCGCTCGCATCGCCCATGCGCCCGAAAAGGGTGACAACTGGGTGGACTTGGCTGGCTACTCGGCTTGCGGTTGGGACTGTTTGACGGAGGAGCCCGGGACTGTCGGCTCGTATCCGGTTCGTCGGGGGCAATACGACAAACACGAGGTTGTCAAGCGTCCGAATAAAGGCTACTATTGGGGGTATGAAGCGCACGGAACACACGGGTGGCCCCCGAAAGGCGAAATGGTCGAAGGCGGATAAGTTCGCCTTCACCCACTCTCGCCTGCGTGCGAACACGGTCCCTGACAAGAAAAAAGAACAGGCTCGCAAGGCCTGCCGGAAAAAGGAGGAATGGTGACATTCGACGAATGGCTCCAAATCGGGGTTGACAACAAGTGGTGCGGCCCCGCTGTCTGCTCATCTCACGACGGCATCCCCATGTCCGAAGAAGAAGACGGCATGTGGATGGAGGGGGACGACCCCTGTCATCACATCGTTCGCCTGTACGAGTCCGAAGAAGTGGCGGATGCGGTGAATCGGGACTTCACGCCGTACAAGTGGCGTTCCCCGAAGGTCGAGGCGTAAGGGCCACAGTCGGGTATCCACAGGTCCTTTGGGCTTCTTTCATGGCCTAACTCCTACCTGTGTGAGTGGCTCTCCCCAGTCCGGATAGCCCCGTACTCCCTTCGTGTCGGGAGCGGGTTGATGGCTTTCTTCATTGTGCCTCTGGGCTGGGGCGAACCCGACGTCCAAAGTTGTGGAAAAGTTTTTTCACGACGAGGTTGTCAAGTGTGCGAATAACCTGTTGAATGTACCTATGAACGAGATGTCGGTAACGATCATCACTCCAGAATGCCCCCTCTGCTTTGAGGGCGGCACCATCACGGTCAACGCCGACCAATGGCAGAAGTACGCCAACGGCTCGGCACTTGTCCAAGACGCATTCCCCGACATGACACCAGATGATCGGGAGATGCTCATTTCAGGAACCCACGCCTCCTGCTGGGAGGTCCTGTGGATCGACGAGGAGGAATCATGAACACCATGCCACTACTAACACGCTCTGAGGACTTTGAGGCCGACTCCAAGACCGGCTGGGACTGGCGTCAGGACGATCGTCGGGCCGGTCTGATGTACAACTGCGACGAGTTCAAACTGTTCATCGTCGGTCGGTGCTACTCAGACACCGGGACGGTGGAGCCGTGGAAGCCGAAGTTGTACGTCAACACGGATGGCGACTTCGACATCGCTGAGGACTTGGCGAATCGCACCCGTCGCCCGTACACGCTGTACCGCAACTTCATCGAAGGTGTCGTGTGGCCGACCATCGGTCTGGCCGAGGCCCCCAAACTTGGGTGGCGTCAGAACGCTGGCTGTTCGGCATGCCCATGCTCGCCGGGGTTCGTCGTTTCACACGGTGATGCGACCGAGACTCGAATCTGGTTCGAGAAGGAAATCGTGAAGCCGTTGACGGGTCGCGGGACTGGTCGGAACCCGGAGCAGGACGGTTTGTTCCCGTTGTCGTGCGACATGTACCTGACGATCAAGGTTCCGTTCACGAATGTGGACGTTTCCAAGCCTGCTCGTCACCTTGTGGCGGTCTGAAAAAAAGTTTCCAATAGGGGGTTGACACTCGTGCGAATAAGGTGTTTACTGTAACCATGAACCCAGACACCACCTCAACCGCCGAGTTCATCGCAATGGCCGCAACGTGGGGCGCAGGACTCCTGTTCCTTGCGTGGCTCACCATCGCCAACCTGAAAGCCGATCTGGAGGAGGACGACAACTCATGAAATACAACGAGTACGCAGGTCGCTACTCATGTGGGTCGGCAGTCACCCACGCCGACGTCGATAGCGGTCAAATCATGATCGGCGACGTAGCAGTCCTCACCGAGTTCACCGGGGCTGCCGACGGGCACTTCATGAACGACGGCGTGGTCATCAAGCACGACCTCGCCCCCGGCTACTACAAGGTCTGGGTTGACCATGATCGTCACTGGGGGTGCCCTGCCTCGGTTGAGGTGGGGACGTCCGTCTACCATGGTGATGTGGACAAGTTTGAGGTGGTTCTGGTCAAGTCCGATCTGCTGTTCTTCGGTGACCCGTGCTACGTCCTCAACGATGACTCGGAAAAGGGCGAGGCCCACTACGACCTCGCCTGCGAGGTGTCCCTTAGCCCCTTGGGTTACGGCAACATCGGTGACACGGGCATCTTTGTCACCTCTAGCGGACTCGGTGACGGTACGTATCGTGTCGATGCGGACGACCTCACGATCTACTTCCTCAACGACCCGTGGGACGAAGAAGACGAAGAGGAAGAGGAAGAGGACGAAGACGACGATGATGACGAGGACGACGACGAGTGAGTGACGTCATCCTGCTCTGTTCGTCGTGTAAAACGACCTGCTCGGTTGAGCATCGGGACTCCGTCCTGTGGGAAAAGATCGGAGGGATGCTTCTGTGTCCGAAGTGTTCGTACGCTTTGGACAAGGCGATCAAGTTACATCCGTCGAAAGGCCGGAAGTGAGCGACAAGTTTTCGTACACCTGCGCTGGGTGCCTTCACCCGTTTGAGCCAAAATGCTGGCAAGACGGGGAAACGGCCCCGCCGGACTTCGGCATTTTCCTCCCCGTCGGCCTAATGGGCTACTACTGCGGTTTCACCGACCATCTGCTTGAGGAGACAGCGAAGGCTGAGGTGTGGGTGTGCCACGACTGTTGGGTGAAGGTGATGGAAGTCCTCCCGGGGCTGTCGCCGTACATGATCGGCGGTCATCCGGGTGAGCATACGGAGCCTCCGTGTTGCGACTATGCGTGGACGACCGACTCGGCGACGCTTACCCAATACACCGCTATTGAGGGTGAGTGGGTTGTCGATGTTCCGGCGACCGATCGGTGGCGCAAACAGGACGAGGATTTTCGTCTCTGGCGTGCTTTACAGGCCGAAAAAAAGATCAAAAAAAACCCTTGACAGGTGTTGACAGGTAGAGTAAGGTTACTCACATGAACCGCTACGACATTCAGCCCATCCACTTCTACGACGACGACACCCCCGAAGCAGGCATCGTCCGCTCCGAATGGATTGTCATCGACACCGGCAATCGCAACGCCCCCACGGGCTACGTCTACAACACCCGTGAGGAAGCACTCGCCAAAGCGAAGGCGATGGGATGATCAGCACCACCGGCAACATCATCTTCGTCGTCCTCGGACTCACCTACACAGCCGTCCTCTGGTGGGCGCTGTTTGGACGGAAGGAAAACAAGTGACCAAGACCACCGAACAATGGAAAGCGATCTACAAGGCTCGCAACGCCCGTCGCAAGGCACGCTCCACATCGGAACGCAAAGCCGATCGGGAGATGGGCCGTCACCTCGCCAAGAAAGCGTGGGACAAAGCAGACGGGACTCCCAAGATGCCCGCCGAACCGAGGAAGGTCATAAGTGACGTTTGAGCAGTTCATCGCCGACGTTCCACGCATCCACAACCTGCTGAAACACGAAGGCGCAGACCTCCGCTACGGTCAAACCTTCTACAACCATCTTCATTCGATCAACGAGCCGTTGGCACAGAAGATCTGCGGGACTCATCTCGACCCGTTTTACAAGGAAACCGTTGACTCGGAAACCATTGCGTTCTGTGCGGAGAACTGGAACTGGCCGATATAAAAAAATCCGTCCAATCCGTGTCACAAGCGCACAAAACTGCTAGAGTTACCCGTATCTGATCCCCCCTCAGATACCGACAGGCCCCACGCTCCTCCCCCCCACCACAGAGTAGAGCGTGGGGTCTTGTCACACCCCCCTGCTAATCTGACAGCCGATGAACCTGTACCTAGACACCGACATTCTGGTCATCGACACCCCGTACGTCCCCGAAGAAGTCACCGTCATCAAACAAATCCGTGGCGCAAAGTGGAACAAACGGGCAAAACTTTGGGAAATCCCCGTACGAGAAATCTCCGCCGCCCGGGACTTCGTCGACCGTTTCGGTTACAGCATGAGCGAAGAAGTTGCCACACTCACGTTGCCCCCAGTCCAACACGCTGAAGGCATCGAACCGCAACCTGACGGAACCATCAACATCCGGTTCCCGTACGAACGGGTACGCATCAAAGCGGTCAAACAAATACCCGGCGTGACATGGAACCAGAAGCAACGAGTCTGGTCGGCACCCGAAACCTCGCTCGGCGACATCCTCACATTCGCCGAAAGATTCGGACTCACCACCCCACCAGAACTTGACACGAAACACCAACTTTTGGAACAGCGTCGCAACGAAATGTTGGACGCAAGCCGGTCAACTGACGCCGATCTCGAAATCTCGGGACTCGCAGCAACGCTGATGCCGTACCAGAAGGCTGGTGTCGTCTACATGAGCAAAGTTCGCAAGGGCTTCATCGCAGACGAAATGGGGTTGGGGAAAACTCTCCAAGCAATCGCAACAATCGAAAACCTTCACGCATACCCGTGTGTTGTGGTTTGCCCACCAACTTTGGTGCTGAACTGGCAGAAGGAGTACGCCCGCTGGCTTCCACACCGGGACTGCCAAGTCGCCGTCAACCGCAAAGAAATCCCAGAAAACTATGAGGTTCTGGTCGTCGGCTACTCAAACCTTGACCACTGGTCGGAGCAACTGAAACGCAAGAACGGCTACGTGTTTGACGAATCCCATTACTGTAAGTCGCCCACATCGCAACGAACAAAGGCGGCCAAGAGGATTGCGAAGACCGCGGGCCCGGACGCCCCGATCCTTCTCCTCACCGGCACCCCGATCACGAACCGGCCAGCGGAGTACGCACCGCAACTCCAAATCGTCGGGCAGATTGACAAGTTCGGGGGCGAATGGGGGTTCTACCGCAGGTATTGCGATGCTTTCCGTGACAAATGGGGACAATGGCACTTAGAGGGCGCATCTAATCTGGATGAACTCAACGATCGTTTGCGGTCAACGTGTTACATCCGTCGAACGAAGGATCAGGTGTTGTCCGAACTTCCTCCTGTGGTCCATGACCCGGTGGTGGTTGAGGTCCCGTCTTCTGCGTTGAGGGAGTATCGGAAAGCCGAAGCCGACATTGTTCAGTATCTGATTGACAGGGCTGTGGAAATCGCGGAGGAACTTGGGGAAAACCCGAGGTCTGCTGCTGTCCGCGCCCGTCTCAAAGCGGAGGCTAGTCAGCATCTCGTGCGAATTAGCATTTTGCGCAGATTGGCAGCGAAAGCGAAGATGCCTGCGATTGAGGAGTGGATCGATGGACGTCTCCAGCAGTCCCGAAAAGTTGTTGTGGCGGCACATCACCGAGAGATTGTGGATGCGTTGGCCGACAAGTACGGCGGCGTGAAGATTCAGGGCGAGATGGACGTTCGGGATGTAGAGGCTGCGAAAGATTCGTTCCAAAACGATCCCGACACAAAAGTCATTGTTTTGTCGATCCAAGCAGCAAAAACCGGACACACGTTGACGGCATCGCAGGACGTTCTGTTTGTCGAGTTGCCGTGGACCCCAGCGGATGTTGACCAGACGTACAGCCGTTGTCACCGCATCGGTCAGACTGGTTCGGTCACAGCAACCTACATGCTGGCGAACGGGACTATCGACGAGGAGATTTACTCGTTGATCGAACGGAAGCGTTCCGTTGTGGATCAGGCCACGGACGGCGGTGTCGGTGACGCGGACGACGTTTCTGTCGGACAACTGTTGCTGTCGTTGATGGGTTAGTAGAAGAGTTCGTCGCCCGTGAACCCGAACGTCGCAAAAACGTACGCCTCGACAAGCGCGATGTCGGAGGAGTTCATCCCGTTCTCCGCAAACTTCAGGGCAATCCCTTCGATGTATTCCGCGATGTCCTTGACCGAGGGGAAGGGCGTCACCTTGTGCTTGATCATGAGTGACACGTTTTGAGCGTACTTACACGCCATGTCTGTCGTGATTGTCAGATCGCCCAGTTCCGTGAAGAACTCGATGGCGTCCGACAACGCCACGGCGACGGGCAGGTAGATGTTCTTGGTGATTTCGGTGAATGGTTCCATACCAGTAATAGAGAAGGGCTGGACGGAACTTTGACACTCGCCGGAAAAATCTCCGAACCACGTTGGGATTGGCACGAATAAACGATACGCTGATCAGTATGAATCAGACAGACACTCGCCCATCCATCCGCGTCAAGGGATCACTTCTCTGGACTGAGGTCTACGGGAACATCGTCGAACTTTGGTTCGCGTCCCCGACGGGCGACTCATCGGACGTTGCCACGTTCAAGATGAACTGCGTGTCGAACGCGCAGGCAGTCACCATCGCGAACCACCACAACGCGACGTGGAACATCCCCCACACCCACGAACTCGCAAAGATCGTCGACACACATTCCGAAGATTGTGTCGATACCGATCTGATCTAACTGATCAGAACACTAAATCCCATTTCCAGCGGGAAACCCACCGTCACTTGGCGGTGGGTTTTCTGCGTGCCAACTCCTCCAGAGTGACGGGAGGCGGGGCTTCTCCACACGGCCATTCGGCGGCGTTGGAGTCAGCAAGAGCGTCGCATGTCTTACAGACAATCATCGACGGATACTTCTTGCTGGGGATTTCAGGCAGTTGGTCGAACTCCAACCGAGTCCAATGGTGGGAATCGACGTTGATCATCGCTTCCTCATCCGTGCCATCAAACCGTGGCTGGATTTTGATGAGGTGAGACCAAAAGCGGGACATCAGGTGCCCGGCGGACCGACAAGTTCATCGCTCGGGTTGTCGGAAAGGAAGATCTCATCCACGATCTTCTTCACATAACGCTTGCGAAGGTTCCAGATCTTCTTGTTCAACTCGGCCATAGCCAAAGTCATCCGCGCTTTCGACGTGATCTCATCGTCATACGTCCCATGACGTTTGAACATCTGATCATGAAGATCGCTGGAATCGAACAACATGTCGGAAATCCAGTCGGCACGGCCATCAATCTTGACCATCAACTCCGCCATGCCCTCAGTCCCGAATTCTTCGTAGACGCGGTGGACCAGCGTGTCACACAGGTGAGACCGGTAAACGTCTTCGACCCGCATGGAACCCGTCATGAACTCTCCAATGAGGTCAATGAGGTCTTCCCTGCTGAAGTCTGGCTCGTCGTCGAACATGGCGCCCACCCTTCTGTTTTACCTATTGTGACACGTCCGACTGTCAAGCCAACGAAAGGATTGCGTGCTGTGCGACTTCTTTCTTCTTGGAAACCCAAGAGTTCAGGTCCATTGAGGCGGCCGCACGATCTTTCGCATCGGCGTCACGATGGTGGTCAAGGTACTCCCCGATCGCGTTGTAAGCGGACCATCCGTTGAACCCGTAGCCGCCTGCGTTCTTCTCGCTTCGGTAGATGGCCCGAACGGTCATGCCGAGTTCTTGCCGGTTCTCCTGCTGACGCTTGGTTTTGGCGTCCGATTCCGGGAACACCGCATCAAAGATGGTGTCGAACTGCTTGCTTCCCGCGGGAACCGGGACTCTCAGCATCTTCTCCGCCATCTCCTTGAAGCCTTTGGCCCAGTCGGCTGAGATGCGAAGAACCTCACCGGCCTGTTCCAATGCGGCGTCTTGGTTGCGGGTGTGGCGGGCAGAGAACACGGATCGTGCTTCACGGATCGCGGCGATCACGGTGTTCTTACAGACGGGTCGCAACGACGTGTTGGCGTAAAGGATTGGGATTTTGCCGTCATGTCCGTTGCGGACGAGGAGATACCGTTCGATTCGGTCGTTGACACCCATCGGGTCAAGGATCAGGGGGCCGAGGTTGATGGAGGCGAAGAACTCTTTGCCGTCACGCAACACTCCAGCGGTTTCGACGACTGCGGCGTCCTCGGAGGCCCCGACGATATCGAGTGCCCGGTTGAGGGCTTCTTTGTTTTGGGTGACGCAGTATCTGGTTCCGACGGTGGCAAGACCATCGAATGTGCCATCTCCGTTGACTCGGACGGTGGCCCGTGAGTCGTTGATGATGATGGGTGTGCCGTCGGAGTTGAGGATGAAGTTGCCGTCGTCGTCAACAGCGGCAACTTTGGTTGTCACTACGTCGAAGTCGGCCATTGCGGCGTTCAGCATGGATTCTGCTGTTTGGAGGCCGTTCATTTTGATGCCGAGGCGATGCCAAGGGGCTTCTCCTGCGTATGCCATGCGGGTTCTGCCGTCGGCGTTGGTTTCGAGTTCGTGGCTCATCGGTCTGTTCCTTCCCTCTCTGGGTTAGATAAATCTATCACGCTTTTTCGTGTTCGCGCACAACCGTGTAGCCCCAACTCCGGGAACGGCCGAGAGCGTCGCTGATCTGCTCAACACCCTCACGCAGGTGGAGAGCCCCGAGATCCATCATGTGCCGGGCGGCAAGACGCTTCTGCTTTTGGGACAGCCATGCGAGGTCGGAGACACGGAAGGCTCGCTTCGTGTCCTCAACGATGACGTCGAAAGCGTTGGAGACGTTGGTGATTGGTACTGACGTATGTTTCATCCGTCAAACGCTAGCGGCATCTGGACGGAACGTCAACTAGTTGGACAGCCCCCACGGCGACCAGCCAGAGTTCCGGTAGATCGCCAGCGACGCCTCCAACGACACCCGTGGGTCATACAGATCGTCACAATGCTCCAACACGCCGTTCGTCTGAAGCCACCCGTTGGGCCAATACCTCGTCGGCTTACACCAAAACTGGTTGATCTGCGTCAAACCGTTCGACCCACCCATCGGATCGTCGGGGTTGTGCTGATCCGGACGGCAACGTGTCTCCCGATACATCACATACGACAACTTCGGCAACAGTTCCTCGGGCCAACCAACCTCGCGCGCCAACGGAATCCACTCGTCGCATCGCCAGTCAGGGTTGCGTCGACTCCACGACTTGATCGGCTTCGGAGGGAGCGGCTCTCGCCGTTCATCACCGTACGAGACGGAAATCTCCGGCCGAACCGAATAGATGTGGACGGTTCGGACTGGTTCCGGCGGCAGGGGCTGGACAGTCCCGGCGTGCGCCAGTTCCGGTGTCGGTAGTTCGGTGTGGTCGGGGGATGCTTCGGTGTTACCCGTGACCCAGACCGTAGCCAGCAGGCAGGCTGTGGCTATGAAGGTTCTTGCGATTCCCATTGGTATTGCTCCTTTGGGTGGTCGTTTGCCGGGCATGGCAAAGCCCAACGTGTTGTGTTGGGATCCCTCTATATTACCAAATGGTTACGGAAACCGCACGCACCGGTAAAAACATGCGAGAAACTTGCGTTAGTCCAGATCCTCGGACACCACGAACTTCGCGGAGAAATCGACAATGAAGTCCTCCAGAGCGTCGTCGTCCAACGGGGTGAGTTCCGCGATGATCGAACCCGACTCGGTGACACCCGTGACCGTCACGTTGAGAGACTCGAAGATCATCTCGGCGTAGTCCTCTGCCGCGATGCGTGCCTGTTCGATCTGCTGAGACGTCGCATCCTCGGGGAGCGAAGCCGTCCACAAATCGACATTGGTCAAATGCTTCAGGATTTTTAGGTTAGCCGAAGGCTTGTCAAAAGTTGCCATGACCACACCTTACTGGAAAAACCGCTATACTCACAACCCTCGGCCACCAACCCGGTGGCTCGTATCGGGGGCAAGCCCTCGGAAAGCAGGCAATAATGGCAGCATCAGAAACCACCCTGATCGGGAACGTCACCAGCGATCCCGAACTCAAGTACACCGCACAGGGGGCCGCGCGACTCGCGTTCTCCATCGCAGTGAACCACTACTGGACTGATGCCGACGGCGAGAAGCAGGAGCGCACTTCCTTCTTCAACGTCACCGCATGGCGGTATCTCGCAGAGGACGCAGCGAACGTCCTCGAAAAGGGAGTCGGTGTCATCGTTCAGGGACGGTTGGAGCAGCGCACTTGGGATGACGACGAGGGGAACAAGCGTTCCACGATCGATGTCCTCGCTAACAACATCGGCCTTCAGGTCCGCAACATTGAGTCGTTTGAGCGTAAGCGTCGCGACAACAATGACGGGGCCGCTCCGAAGGCTGCGAAGAAGGCGGCTTCTCCTCGCCAGAAGGCACCTCAGGACGAACCGTTCTGATAACTTCTTGTTCGGCGACTTTGTCGTCGGGCATGGCATTGCCCCCCGGTCTGTCTCTCCTGAGGCGGGTGCTCCCGGGGGGTTTTGTCATTCCACGGGCGTGTGACACCCGTGAGGTAAAGTCACCGGATGACCACGGAGCATCGTCGTTCTCCTCGCCGAAAGGTTGAGTCGATTGAACGTGTCGGTGGCTGGGGGTCGGTCCGATACATCCACAGGTTGGAGTGCGGTCATGCCGAGTCGCGTCCGCGGGCGTCTTCAGCCCCGAAGTTGGCGTGTGTGACATGTCTGCGGGTGGAGAACTTGGACCGTGAGATGAAAAAGTTTGGTTCGGGCGAAGAAATCGTGGGTCACCCTATTGACATCGACGATCAGCCCGGTAACAATGACGCCCTTCCCGACCGGCTGGCGGCGACGATCGCTCTCCGTTTCGGGGTTCCAGTAGAAGCAGTCGGCATCAACACCGAGTTTGTCGGCAACCGGTTGGAGGTTGCGTCGGGGTGGGTGTTTTTGTCGGCGTCCGACGTACACAGATTGGGGGGCAAGTGAACTACGACTCTCCGCCTGAGGGCGGGGCCTGTAAGGGTCATCCGACGGATTGGTGGTACCCGTTGTTGTTTCAGGGTGCTGGCGGTGGCGGCATCAAGGAGCAGAAGTGGAACATGGCGCAGGCGAAAGCGATCTGCGAAACATGTGATGTGCGTGTCCCATGTTTGGAGTATTCGCTTCGTCACGAACCGTTGGGTGTGTGGGGTGGCCACGACGAACGTGAGCGACACATCATTCGACGGCGACGCAAGATTGCTGTGTCAAGAAGTGGCGTGCCGAGAGGCATACCGAACTGATGTTCGCCCACACCTCCGACTTTTTAGCAAAACTGTCCGGTGTCACCGAGTCCGCAAACGGATGGGAAGCACGATGCCCATGCCGACAGGACGACCGCAACCCGTCCCTTTCCATCAAGGAAAACGACGACGGCAAAATCGTCATGTACTGCCATCGCAACGGGGGATGCGGAACAGCCGACATCCTCAAAGCGTGCGGCATGGAAATGAAAGACCTGTTTCCGAAAGACGACTCCCGTCTCGCCGACATCCAATATCCGAAGTCTGACAAACCGAAACTCAAGTTCGTCGCCAAATACGAATACACCGACGAAAACGGGACTTTGCTGTTCGAAAAGGTCAGGTACACCGAACCCGACGGCAAAAAGACGTTCCGACAGCGCAAACCTGATGGTTCAGGCGGCTGGACTTACAAACTAGACGACACACCGAAAGTTCTCTACAACCTGCCTGCCGTTCTGGAAGCGAAAGCGAACGGCGACACGATCTTCCTTGTGGAAGGAGAAAAAGATGCTGACGCCCTCATCGCGTTGGGTGCTTGTGCCACAACTATGCCCGGAGGGGCAGGTAAATGGCTCGACATACACACTCAGGCTCTCGCTGGAGCAGTCGTGGACATCATCATCGACGATGACGAACCCGGACGACGCCACGCACACCTCGTCAACCGTCTCCTCACCGAAGCCGGAACCGACGTCGCAATCTGGAAATGCCCTACCCACAAAGACATCTACGATCATCTCCAATCGGGAAGCGGTACTGACGAACTCCAGCCAGTCCCGGCGTCGGACCTTGCTGGTGAGTTCGAAGGCCAGACAGTTGAAGCGGAGGAACAACCGGAGGATGGGGACGAACCCGAGGTAGAACCCGCAACACCCGAAGAAGATGCGTTTAGGCGTATCGCTGAACTGTTGTATTCGGGGAAGAACCCGAAAACTGTCCTGTTGCGTGTCGCTGACATTGCTTTGTCGTCAGGGGACGAGTATCGTGAACCTGACACCGGGAAACTGGTCAACTGGGTTGATTTCATTGAGCAAGAAGTCGACGATTCGTATGACTGGCTGATTCCCGGTCTGCTGGAACGGCAGGAACGGGTGATGGTGGTCGCCGCTGAGGGTGTCGGCAAAACGATGCTTGCCCGTCAGATCGCTATCTGTTCAGGGTTCGGTGTGAACCCGTTCACGTTCCAACGGATGCCGAAAATCCGAACATTGACGGTCGATTTGGAAAACCCTGAGCGGATCATCCGCAGAACGTCCACTTCGATCATTGGGGCGGCACGATCGATGGGTTACGAACGTACCGGCGATGTTCATCTGGTGATCAAGCCCGACGGACTGAACTTGCTGTCGGTACAGGACCGGATGGTGTTGGAAGAACACATTGAGAAGGTCGAACCGGACCTGCTGGTGTTGGGACCGATCTACAAGGCGTTTTTGGATCCGGGAACGAAAACGTCTGAGGCGGTAGCGATCGAAGTCGCAAAATACTTGGATCGTGTGCGGTCGACCTACAACTGTGCGCTCTGGTTGGAGCATCATGCGCCGCTGGGCGCGTCGATGGGGTCCCGGGAACTTCGCCCGTTCGGTTCAGCGGTTTGGTCACGTTGGCCCGAGTTCGGATTGGCGTTACAGCCCGATCCGACAGCCCACGGGTCGTATGTGTATGACGTCAACCATTTCCGTGGTGCCCGTGATGTGCGTGCGTGGCCGCTACAGATGACGAGAGGCAAAAAGTTTCCGTTTGAGGTATTGGAGTTCATGTCGGTATGAAACTTGTCGATTTGTACCCGTGGGAGTATGACCATGCTTTCTCTGTGGCTGCCCGCCGGTCTGCTGCGAACTGGGGCAAGAAGGACGCCCCGCATTACAAGAAAGAGTTCATGGAGGACGAGCGCACAGCGTCAGCGGCCGCATGTGTTTGCGAG